CTTTTGATCCCAATTTAAATCCGCCCTGATTTTGCGCCTTGTACCAAAATATCTGATCTTGTAACTTATTTGATTTTGAATTGTTATTAATGACCAAGCATTCGAAATTTTCTGTACATTGATCCATTACTTGACAAAATGACTCAAATGTCGGAAACATACCGGCATAATTCTCCCATATACGTTTTCTATTTGCAATATATGGTTCTCTCAATATAAAAACATAATCAATATTTGTTCTTAAATTTGGTGGAATACCCAACGGATATTGCATAGTAATAATTAACATTATCTTCCAATGCCTACCATTCATAAACAACAATCGCATCAGTTTGTCCTTTGTCCATTTGTTGTCATAGAGACAATCATCCAATATAACAAATGCTCGAGGATCTATATTGGTTCGCTTGTAAGCTTCCATTTCCTTTCTAATTTGCTTTAATACTGTTTTTTGTCTTTTCAAAATATTTTCAATAATGGCACTATTGTATTCATCGTGAATAAATAATTTAGGAACATGCTCGGCAAAAAAACCATTACCTGCTTCCGTGCCAGAAATTACAGTTCCTATAGGAATATCTTGATGATAATATAATAAATCTCTCACCAAGAAACTTTTACCAGTGTCTCTTCTACCAATTAAAACTACAACTGGACCCTTGTTCTCGTCTGGTCGAAAGCTAATATTTTTCATATCGAATTTTTTTAGGTCCAACGACATGCTTAACTTCTAAAAAGAAAAAAAATAACAATGATTTACGAGAAATAAGTTTAAATGAATTATTATATTTACTGTAAGAATAATAAAAGCATGAACTTTTCTTTGTATTATCGGAAAAACAAGAATGAAGAGTTGTTTCATAGTTTAGAAAAATCCAGTTTAGGTTTAGAGAAACTACAAAACTATGTTCCTATCTATGAAAAATTCTTTTCTCTCAACTCAACCAATTGTAATAGTATTAACTTGAACCAAAAATACTATATTCATTCAATCAGTCGAGAGATTGATAACAATAGATTGAGTATTCGTGTTTCTGATAATTCAAACAATTTGATACAAAAAGAGACCTTTTGTAAATACTCTCCCTTATTAGACCCATTAAAGTATTTGACTGGTAAATATGATTTATCCGGAAATGACGTCATTTCATTACCTCAATTTAATACGGATGCTTCTTTTCCTAAACTACAAGATAAAAACAATAGTGCCTACGTAGATTCATTTTTCACATATTTGTCTAGTCAATTGTTACACAATTACGGATTTTTAAATAGTATTGATTATTATGGTGCTTTTATATGCGAACAAGAGAGGTTTATATATAACATTGCTGATGATATTGATTATTTAAATGAAAGCGAATTTTTTCATGAAACATTGAATGGACAATATACGATTGAAAACGATGAACATGCTAGAATATTTAATATTGATTCACGCACAAATAAGAGAAAGCTGGTTATCAATGATAAATTAGAAAAAGTCAATATTGACACGTTTTTTAGTGAAGATTTCTCTGTATTTGCTTTAGATAAAGGAGTGGATGAATTGTCTGTACAACCTTCAACACAATCTTCAGTACAAGCAACACAAATTGTCGATTTAAGTGATGTTTGTATTTATAATTATCCAATAAAGAAATCGTCATCAGTATCGTCTTCTTCTACATTTAGTTCCAAATCTTCAAATACTTCTATAGATAGCGACGGTGATGAAGAATCTGATTCAGACATGAATTCATGTAATGAAGAGGGTAATAAAAAACATAATGGAAATGATGATGATAGTGATGATGATGATGATGCCAGTGAAAGTAGTTGCGAAAGCGACGAAGAGGATGTATTCTGTTCTATTTTTAATTTTCCTGTACAAATGATTGCTTTGGAGAAATGCGATAATACGTTGGATTATTTGATGGAAAATGATTTATTAAAAGACCACGAATGGACCTCATGTTTGTTTCAAATAATTATTAGTTTGTCTGTTTTTCAAAAAACATTTTCTTTTACACATAATGACTTACATACCAATAATATAATGTATATACCTACTGAAAAGCAGTTTTTGTATTATACCTTTAACAAGACAACTTACAAGGTTCCAACCTATGGTAAAATATACAAGATTATCGATTTTGGGCGTGCTATTTACAAATTTAATGGACAACTTATGTGTAGTGATAGTTTTCATCCCAAGGGAGATGCTGCTTCTCAATATAATTGCGATCCTTACTTGGACGAGAACAAACCTAGGTTAGAACCTAATCCTAGTTTTGATTTATGTCGATTGGCATGCTGCTTGTACGATCATTTTGTGGAAGATATATTCGACTCGGAAGAAATTTTAAAGAAGAATAAAATTGCCAATTTAGTAGGTTCGTGGTTGATGGATGATAAAGACAGAAACATTTTGTATAAAAACAGTGGTGAAGAGAGATATCCTGAATTTAAGTTGTATAAAATGATTGCTAGAACTATTCATAAAGCAGTTCCATCCGATCAATTAGAAAATGATATCTTTAAAAAATATGTAACCAGTAAGAAGAAACTTAATAAAAGCGCAAAAATTATGAATTTGGATGCTATTCCTAACTTACAGTAAAGTGAAATACGAACAAATATAATTCAAGGATTATTCAAGGATAGTCGAGAGAATATATTCGAAAATACAATCTTATTAGTCATGAAATAATTTATTATTGTTTAATAAATTATTATATCTATTCTCTCTTCCTGTTATGTAAAATTAGTATTTAAAATGCCGGATTATCAACAAAAGCCATCGTTGCCTTTCCACCACCGGTTTTTGCACTATTTGTATCAAACTGAGAATACAAATATATCCCCACTACTGAGGCACTATAAACAAATAGAGACTCTTTAACGATTACTTTCAATGGCTTCTTATCATCGTCTGCCACAAATTTCATTTCTATAAATTTAAATAAGAAGAATATGGTCGATATGGCTAAAGCATATATAAACACTTCTGTCATTTATATTAACTGAAAATAAAGTTTCTTCCTTTTTTACGAATTATATTATACTTTTCTCAAAGGTTTTGTCATACTTTTCCCAAAAGTATAAATAGGTTTTGTCATACTTTTCCCAAAAGTATCTAAGTCAATATTTCAATTTCTTCTAGACCGATTGGGACCTTGTTCGTTTCTGTTGGTTTTTCTAAATCATGTACATCTAATTCGGTCAAACTAATTTTCCCACCAATCTTTATTTTGTCTTCCTCTTCTTCGTCTTCCTCTTCGAGTTTTCTAGCTTCCGCTCTTTCCTGACTTATTTGTTCTAATCTCTCCAATGTTTTTGGCGCAGCGATATCTTCTATTTTATTGTCCGTCCCAATGGCTTTATCAATGTCATTAAACTGAATTCTATCGGTCTCTTGTTTTGATTCGGTTGGGGCATCACCAATTCCTTCAAGTGGATCTATTTTCAATTCTTCTTCATCTAATTTTGAAATATCGTCGGTGTTTTCATCATTCTTGTCATCATTCTTGACTAATTCTTCTTCTACTGGTTCAGTGGAAATAATTTCTTCTGATTCCTCGACTTGAACATCATCCTCAATGGATTCGTCTAAATATACTTTCAAAATGTTTTCTACCGGAATATTCTCTCGAATAGAATTTAATATTTGTTCTCTCACTATCATTTCCAATTCACGATTATGTTTTTGTATTTGGAGAGGTCCAACATTCTTCTCGAACAAATAAATATTGGTATATATTTTTCTCGCTGTATTGATGTAAATTTTATGAACGAAATCACTAAGGGAAGGCACATTAATATCAATCTTTTTCTGTTGATTTCCGACACGCATACAAGTTAAACTCTTCAATTGAATAATATGAACACAACTGATTAAATCATTCAAATAACCACAGTTGCTTTTTTCTACAATTCTTTTTGTTTCCTCTTCTACAATGATTGGATTCCATTTGGGAATTCTTGCTAGGAAATTTTGATAAGTCATCAAATATTTCTCCATCTCGTCATTTTCTTGGC